ATGTTCTCCTTATTTTTATTAAAAAGCTGTTCGTTAAGTTCAAGTTCATCATCAATAATATTATCTGTAAATAGTTTGCTAAGTTCTTGCAATAGAGTGTCATTATTTAAATCGATTGCTTCATTATGCCAACCTTTTTCTTTTAAAATATCATATATCTGTTGTGAAGAATAATATGGAGCTTGTATTTTTAGTAATTTATCATTTGATTCTTTATAAAATAACAGTTCTCCAAAACCTTTTAGTTTTTCTCCACCGGAAATGCTAAAGTATTCTTCTGATTGTTCTTTTAGATGTACTTTAAAACAAATTCTAGCAGGGAAGAAACTTATCCAATCTATAGGTAACGTATTTCGTCTTAATCTTTGTGTTCCGATAATTAGATGTATTCCTGAAAACCGACCATATCTATATAGATGTAAGATTAATTCCTTTGCTCGTTCATTTAGAATAACATCGGCTAACTCATCAATTATTATTATATTAAAAGGAAGCTTCCCGTTATTGGTTTTATTGTATTCAAAAATATTTCTTACATTTAGTTCTTGAAATGTTTTATATCTTCTAGTCATTTCGTCTGTTATATTCTCAAGAAGGCTTGTAATCGCATCAGATGTGCAAGCAACAGGCTGTATTAAGTGAGGCAGGTTCTTATATATGTTAACAAATTCAACCTCTTTTGGGTCAATTAATCCTAGTTTGACATCTTCAGGAGAGTAGGTGTTTATAATATCCATAATAAAACTATGGAATAGACAGCTTTTCCCAGATCCTGTTTGACCTATTGCTAATAAATGTGGGAATTGAGTAATGTCCTCATAATATTCTTTCCCATCAGAGTCTTTTCCTAATTTTACTAAAACTCCAGCCTTGATCTTTTTATAATGTTCAAAAGTGTTTACTCCTAATATTAAATAATCTGCAGAACAATCAAGTACTTCACATAGCCGTGGTAAAAATTCAAAACTAGGATTTCCTAAATCACTTTCCCATTTTGAAATAGCTTTATTTGATACCATTAGTATTTCTGCTAAAGCATTTTGTGTTAATCCCATCTTTTTTCTTTGTTTTGCAATTCTCTTTCCTATGGTGCTCATAATTCCTCCTTATCATTAATTTAATTGTAAACAATTCGAGAAGAAAAGTAAACCTACTTATTTTTTACCATTTTACCACAAGATAAAAGAAAAGTCTACGAACCGTAGACTTTGACTAAAAATATTTTTTTGGAGCGTTTAATAACTGAAAGTTCAATTATTAAAAAATGACTTTATTTCATTAAAAAAGCCAGACATACAATAAAGTACGTCTGGACAAGATTGTGGCGGAGCAAGTTGTGTCAAATTTGAACACTCGATTTCCTCTAATTCGTCCTCGTGGTATTCTTTTTGATTGTCTCCGTCGTGATTATATATAATAATAATTTTATCGTCATATAGAATAACTTTTCTAACAAATGAGCCAATAATGACTCTTTTTTTATCGGCGTTATCAATATCATTGAAACGGCTAAACCAATATTTTATTCTGTATGAGTCAAGAGGTTTTTCTTCGATAGCTAGTTGCAGCTCGAATTTTTCTTCTAGTTCTTTAACCTCATTTTCAAGAGCTAATAATTCATTCTTTGTAGAATCTGTGAAGATTCCAAGCTTGATAGCTTTAAGAATGTTATCAATCTCTTTATGCTTAGCGTCTATCTGTTTTTTGATAGATGTTGTTATGGCAGAATTTTTCAAATTGTTATTATATATAGTTACAATCCTATCAATAATAGGACATTGATTTTTTTCATTTAATATGTGGCGTATTGTTAGATTTACAACCAAATCTTCCAATGCGTCTTTTTTATAGTTTTTTTTCTTGCAATCGCTACCTTTCTTTTTGCCAAAGCATTTGTAGTAGTGGTGTATTGCTCCGGTTTTGCTTGTGCCGCTTTCTCCGGTCATAAGTGAGCCACAATACCCACAATAAAGTTTAGACGATAACAAATATTCTTCTTTCGCTTTCATGCGTGCTGGACTCCTTTTATTAGCTACAATCCTAGCTTGTACCTTTTCAAATAGCGAATCTTCTATTATTACCGGAATGTAATTACGGAGAACATTGTCGCCATAGATAAGTGTTCCGTTGTATTTTTCATTTTTTAGCATATTCATAATAGAATTTACTACAAAATATCTACCAAATTTATTTCTAATTCCACGCTCTTTTAAGTTCTCGGCTATTTCTTTTGCCGTTAAGCCTTTTGCATAGTCAACATACATCATTCTGACTATTTCAGCCTCAGTCTCGTTTATGACATATTTTTTATCTACTACATCATAACCATAAGGAACAAAGCTGCCTAAGAAATTACCTTTTGCAAGAGATTCTTTTTGGCCTCTTTTAACCTTTTGAGACAATTCAGCAGAATAATATTTTGCTAACGCTACAAGAATTCCCTCAGATAAGATACCATTGATATTGTCTGTTCCGTCAATATTCTTACTTGTTATTTGAGTTGCAGACAATAGAGATACACCATTTTTAGAGAGTGTTCTTTTGTTTATTGCATAATCTTCGTCGTTACGACCGAATCTGTCTACCGCATAAACAATAACAAATTCCCAATTATGCTCAGAGCTATCTCTTAACATTCTTTGAAATTCCGGTCTTCTATCATTTGTACCGGTCATAGCTCTGTCAATATAAGTATCAACTATCAGAAAATCATGCTGTTTTGCAAAGTCTGTGCAAACTCTTATTTGTCCCTCAATAGACTGCTCTGTTTGGCTGCTAGAACTATATCGTGCGTATATAACAGCTTTTTTCATACTTACTCCTATTTAACTATCACTTGACCAGTAATAGATTCAACAACAATGTTGGATTGACTAGATGTAGGGGTGTAATAATCTTCGTTTGGTGTTAAAAATTTAACAAGGCAAATTGAAGATTCAGAATCTCCACTTATTGAAATGCTTGTATCAATTACATTGTCTTGATTATTGACAATCCAGCCGTCAGATACAGAATATGTAGGCTTAATGTTTATAGTGCAATTATCAAACTCAACATTTTCTTTTTTGGAAAAAGTTGATATTTCAGCTATGCAATACATAGCGTCGTCTTGAAAATATACATCTCCATAAGTGATATTGAATCCTATATATTCAGAGTAGTTGTCTTTTGTTAGTGCAATTTCTGTTGGCTCAGAGCTGCCACAACCGGTTAAGAATAAAATAGGAACTAATAATACTAATAATATATAACTTAAATATTTTCTCATAATCCCTCCTATAAAACTTTACCTATAATATAAAACTCGTCTATGTTTTCAACTAATACTGGTTGATATTCTTTATTAAATGATACAAGTTGTACGCCTTTATTGTGTTCTCTTAATTGTTTGCAATAAACATTACCTTGATAACAGAATATACCAACATCTCCGTCTCTAAGTTGCTTTGTAGATTGAACATAGATAATTCTTTCGTCTTCGATTACTGGCTGCATAGATTTGCCTTGTACTCTTATAGCAAAGTCAGCGTTGATAGGTGGGTTAGATACCTCTATCAATTCGTAATCTTCTGAATCTACAAAATGGCCATTACCGGCACAAGCACTTTGGTTATACAATTTAATAGTTTTAACGACAAGTCCGTTTGATAGTCCAAGTTGAGTTTTAATAACAGCTTGGGCTATTTGTTTTTGTCTAAGGTCTAATCTTCTGTAATTATTCAGAAGATTTTTTTCGTCATGAGAAGAGTCCTCAATTATTTCATTATCAGCCTCGCCGTAAGCTTGCGACATTGTTATTTCTAAAATATCGCATAGAACTTTTAATGTGTTTGGCGTTGGACTATATTGTCCATTCTCCCATGGCGTTAAGTATGCAGACGGAATGTTCTCTCCAAGCTTATCAGACAAGAGTTTGCTTAGTTGAACTTTTGTATATCCCTTTTGTTCTCTGTATTTTTTTATATTGTTACCAAGAATGATTCTTAATTCTTGCTTATCCATATAGATTCTCCTTTTATTATACATCTCTATTATATATATAAATACTTAAAAAGTAAAGTCTTTCTCAAAAAAAATTTAGGAAAATCCTAAAATATTTTTGAAAATCGTTTGACATTTAGGAAAATCCTAGATATAATGATACCAGAAACTAGGAAATTCCTAGATTTGAAAAACACAAAAACATTGAAAATCCTAGTTTAAATTTTAAAAGGAGGAAAGTTAATGTCGAAAGCAAAAGTGTTAGCTAAAAGAATCAAGGATTATTTAAAAGATAATCACATTAAAGAATCAATCTTTTGTCTGCCGCTAGATTATAGCCCTACAACGATTAGCGAAATGCTTAACGGAAAGAGAAAGATTCTTGCAGACGAATATTACATAATCGTCAAAACACTAGGTCTTCCATACGAATATTTCATGGAAGAAACAAAGAAAGGAGATTAAAGATGTCAGAGTTGATTGTAAAAGCAAACAAACCCAAATTAACAGAAGACGAATTAAATTTCTTTGCTCTTACTCTTGGCGAATGTATAGCAGATTTCTTTAAGAATCCTCAAAATGAGGCTGACTATCAGAAATGGTTAGCTGAACAACTTAAAAAGGAGGGTAAAGCTAAGTGAAATTGAGAGAGCTATTACAACAAAAAGGTATTAGACAGCAAGAACTAGCAAAGTCTGTTGGATTAGACGAGCCTATGATTAGTAAATTTATGAATTATAAGTGTTTGCCGATTCCGCCGGACATGAAACTTATCTGTGAATTTCTTAATTGTGCAATTACAGACATCTATCTCGAAAATGAAATTTACATGAAAGAACACAAAGAGTCTTCTGTAAGCAAAGAGCCGGAATGGTACAACTTGACCGTAAGGCTACCAAGAAACGCAAAAGATTTACTTAATAAAGCGAATCTTAAAAAGTGTGGTTACAAGGATATTACTCAATGGATTACTCGCTGCTATGAGCGACTAGAAAAGAGAATAGACAAGATTAACCAAAAAGAAAAAGACCGCACAGACGCTGGAACATCTGTAACGGCCACAAAAGGTATTAAGTAAGCCACTTATACCACCAGTAATTATACCAAAAAATAATTGATTATGTCAAGGAGATACATATATGAATACAATAGTTGAAAATATTAACGATTTGAAAGATACAATTCAAATTAACTTAACAGCACTTAAAGAATTCCAAAAACAAGGAGCGTACTCTTCTTATGAGTTGTCTCAAAAATGTATTAAGAATTTGGATAGTGCTTTTTCTATGCTTAATTATTATTTGAACTACTTAACAAAGAAAGAAGAAACAAAAGCTGCTGAAAAGAAAACAGCCAAAGAAATACTTTTTGGAGGTGCTAACAATGGCAGATAAATTAAAGAAAATGAGTAAAGCTCATACAAGATATTACACATCAGACGGAACATTAGTGCCGGGAGCAACAACAATAACCGGCTTATTAAATAAGCCAGCATTAGTATTATGGGCTAATAAACTTGGCTTAGAGGGAATTGACTCTACAAAGTATGTAGATAAAGCTGCTAAGATTGGAACTTTAATTCATTACTTAGTTGAGTGCCACATCACAAAACAAACACCGGATTTAGACGATTACACAAAGACAGAAATTGAAATAGCAAATGTAGGATTCAATAAATACTTAGATTGGGAAAAGAAACACAAAATTGAGCCTATATTCAATGAAAAAGGATTTGCGTCAGACAAATACAAATATGGTGGAACTTGCGACTTTTATTGTAAATTAGACGGCAAATATACACTAATTGACTTTAAGTCTTGTAAGGGAATTTATGACGAACAATTCTGTCAAGTGTCCGGATATGGAAACTTATTAAGAGAAAACAATCAAAAAGTACAACAGATATTGATTCTTAGAATTGGTAGAGACGAATCTGAGGGCTTTGAGGAAAAATACATAACACCAAAACAAGAGAAATTGTATTTTGGAGTATTCAAGCACTTGGTATCTATTTACTACTTGAAAAAAGAAATTGGTTGGAGGTAGATATGGAGAAAATTGAGTTTGATTTACTACAACCAAAAGACATTGAGGTTAAGTGTTCTGAGGTTAAGGAAGAGGGTTTTGTAGCTTTACTTTACAAGAACGCAAGAACAGACCAAAAAGCACTAGACGATAAGTTTGGAATTGCTGGCTGGTGTGATAACTACAAAGAAATAAACGGAGTCCTATATTGTGGCGTATCCATTAAGTTTGATAACGAATGGATAACAAAATGGGATTGTGGTATTGAATCAAGAGCTGACGAAAAAGGCAACGAGAAAAAAGGCGAGGCCTCAGACGCATTTAAAAGAGCTTGTTTCAAATGGGGACATGGTAGAGAGTTGTATACTGCTCCATTTATATATATAAAAGCGAAGACAAAAGTTAAGAAGAAAGACGCAAACGGAAATCCAATTTATGCGTTGGCGGATAAATACGAAACCTATCATGTATCAGAAATTACATACACAGAAGATAGAGCCATAAAAACGCTTAAAATTGTCAACAGCAAGGGTGTAGAGGTGTATTCAAGCAATAAACCAAAGAAACCAACAACAAAGGTTGCAAGTAGTAAAAATGAGCAAAAAACAACCACTACAACAACGAAATCAACAACAAAAACAAAATATACAATTATTAACGATATGATTAAGGATTCAAAAATCACTATGTCGCAAGTTAATGAGCGTATCAAAAAGAAATATCAGAAAAACATCAGAGTTAACGATTTGAACGAAGAACAATTCAAAGAGTTAACAGACGCACTACAAAAAGCTTTGGAGGGTAATGGAAATGAGTAAGTTTATAGCAGACCGAACTTATAAAATGATTGACGAAAATAACAATCTCATTGTGAGTTATGTTGTGAGTGGTTATGACAAGAGAGGTGCTGCTATGGCTTATGAAGAGTCAAAAGATTTAGGAAAACTCTCTATCGAGGTCAAGAAACATAAATCTCAACGCTCACTAGAACAAAATAGATTGTTATGGGCTTTGCTTGGAAAGTTAGCAACAGCTATGAGTGGTAAGAAGAATAAAACGACCAGCGAAGAGGCTTATTGCTTAGTGCTAGAAGAAAACAACGCTGTCTTTGAATATTTACTAGCAACAGAAAAGACAGAAGAAAATTTAAAGAAAGCATTTAGGGTTATTCGTAAAATACAAGATACAACATTCAAAGGACGAGCTATGGGAATATATCAATGTTTCTTAGGCTCTTCAAAGTACAATGTCGAAGAAATGACTCAGCTTATAGAAACAACATTAGACAAACTTGCTGAATTTGGAGTCTATGATAGCGAGATTGAATCTGCAAGAAAGGAATACAAATGCCAAAGAGTGTGATTCAAGCTGTTACGAATGATGTATACGAATTCCCTATATTACAATTTGATACTTATAAAGAAATGTCTAAGTATCTTGGCCTATCAATAAAACATTGTCATTGTATGGTGTCAAGAGGAACTATTTACAGAAGATTGAATTGTAAATTTATCAAAATTAGTTTGGTGGAGGAGCTGGAAAATGAAATCGAAGAGAACGAAAGCTTGTGATATTTCTCCCAAAGTCAAGAACGCTGTGTGGGAAAGAGATAATCATTATTGCGTGTTATGTGGAAATCCGGCAGCTATGCCAAACGCACACTTTATACCTCGCTCGCAAGGTGGCTTAGGTATAGAAGAAAACATTGTAACCTTGTGTAACCATTGTCATAGAGAATATGACGCAACAACAAATAGGTCAGAGATTCGAGAAGAATTGAGACTATATCTAAAAAGCAAATATCCCAACTGGGACGAAAAAAATTTATATTATAGGAGATAAAATCATGAAAGTTAAAGTTGAAAAAATTATGGAAACAAAAAATAAAAAGTTTAAGGTATCAGACAAAAACAAAGATAAACATTTAAAAGCTTTGAACATTACTATAACCGATAATCTTACTGGAAAAGAGATTTTAAACGAAGATACAAATATTGTTTTAGGTGTATTTCACTCAGTAAATGATACTAACAAGGAACATTGTGCTATGGGTGCAATTAGTGCTGTACATTGTGATAATAAAACTATGTTTTGTGCCGTTGAAAGTCTTGATAGACTACAAAAAGAGGTACTTAAAAAACTTTTAGCTAACACTATATCAGACTTATTGGAGGATTAGTAATGAACAAAGTTTTCTTAATTGGTAATTTAACCAAAGATGTGGAATTAACCACAACAAATAGTGGATTAAGCGTAGCAAAATTCACAATAGCTTGTCAGAGAAAGTATGAAAATGCTGAGGGCGAGCGAGAGGCTGACTTTATACCAATCGTTGTTTGGAGAGGTCAAGCAGATAATTGTAGCAAATATCTTAAAAAAGGCTCAAAGTGTTGTGTTGTTGGTAGCATACAAACACGCTCTTATGAAAATGAAGAGGGCGAAAGAAGATATGTTACAGAGGTTGTAGCTAATGAGGTTGAATTCCTTAGCACAAAGAAAGACTCAGACGACGGAGCAAAGGACAAACCGGAACTAACACCAGTAGACGACGATAATTTACCATTCTAGGAGGAGTTATGGCAGATAGACGCATGTTTAATAAACAAATAACTAGGAGCGACGCTTTTCTTGATATGCCTCGCTCGACAAGACTTTTATATTATGACTTAAATCTTGACGCAGACGACGACGGATTTATTGACAAATACAAATCTATTATGCGTCTAACCGGTGCTAGTGAAGACGATTTAAAATTGCTAGTTGCTAAAAGTTTTGTAATTCCTTGTGAAGACGGACTTATGGTAATTAAGCATTGGAGAATCAATAATCTCATTCGTAGTGATAGATACAAACCTACGGTCTATCAAGAACAGAAAAAGAGATTAGCAATAAAAGAAAATGGGGCTTATACACTTAGAGAAAATGAAACTCTTGGTATACCAAATGACAACCAAATGACAACCAAATGTAGTCAAGAGGTTGACGCAGTAAAGGATAGTATAGATAAGAATAGTACAGATAAGGTTAGTATAGTAGAGATAGATAGCGAACAAGTCGCTACTCCCTCTAAAAGATTCCAAAAGCCAACGATTGAAGAAATAAAAGCTTATTGTCAAGAGCGTGGAAATAATATTGACGCAGAACAATTCTTTAACTTTTATGATTCAAAAGGCTGGAAAGTTGGAAATCAACCTATGAAAAATTGGAAAGCTGCTGTTATTACTTGGGAAAAACGCCAAAACGCCAATCCGCAAAATGTGGATAATAAAAGTGGAAATGTGTTCTTAGATGTAGCAAAAAATAAAGGATTGTTTTAATGACTGAGAATGAAACAACCGCAATACTTGCGATATTGAAAACAGCATATCCACAACAACTAAGCAGAATAACATCTGTTGAGGCTGAGGCCATGATAAAACTATGGGCTGTACAATTTCATAATATCCCTAGCGATATTGTAATGTTAGCTGTACAAAAAATAATCGGAACATCTGAATTCTTCCCGTCAATACCGGAAATTAAGAAAAAGATTTCAAGCTTACATTATGAGGCTTTAAGTTTAATACAGCAGCACGAACAAGCTTGCGACGAGGAATGGGGAATCGGAACAAAACTATCTGAATCAGCTTACAAGAAAGTTAAGTACATATACGATAACACCTATCACAGAAACGACGATACAGAATTAAGTCTTGTAGATTGTATCGGTGGAAAGTGTATAGACGGAGTTATTGAGTGTAGCACACCATTATTAGAATTAGATTTTAAAACGGAGGACGAGTCATGAGCTATTTTGCACAACAAGAATATGAGCAAATGCTAAAAGACAAAGAAGAGGATTTAATTAACCAACAAATGATGTATGACGAGTTATATTCTCAAAAAGAAACATTGGAAGACGATATTGCTAAGATAACAAATCAGTTATCAGAAAACAAAATCAATCCAACAAGAGATAGCACTTGGAAAGAAAAAGCAAAACAAGCGTTGGAAATTAAGAAAATCCAAAGAAAGAAAATCAGTCGTCAAATACAAATTATGGCTGAGAAAAAGAAACAAGTTAAGATTTATCCAAAACTCATTGATAGAGCTATCAGAGATAGACTTATTAAAGAGATTGGAGAGGAAGAATTCCTCAAATTTGTTGAACAAACAAAACAAGAATTAGAAAAATTAGGTATAAATAAGGAGAAATAACCATGAGAATTTTTAAAAGTAAAATCGACAAATTGTCAAAAAAGAGACAAACACTTATTGCTAAAAGAGATAACGCAGAAAGAGCTATGAGAGAAAGAAATGCTAAGAGAGAGGCAAAATCACAAGCTCTTTTAAATAGAGGAACTGAGGACTGGGAAGAAACGAACAGATTTAAAGAAAAAATCAATCGTGAGCTAGATAAACTTGCAAGAGATATTGATAGCGAAAAAATCTATGTTGAAGAGGTCGCAAAAACTGAAACAAAAGAATATTTGGCTGACAAAAAAGAAAGAGAAGAATTCAAAAAATTTGATAAAGCATTTTTAGATAATAAGCCGGAAGATACACCAAAAATCATAAAAAAATAAGACGAGGTAAGGTATGAAAAATTGGATAAAAATATGCTTAACAATACTTGTGGTGGCGGCTGTAAGTATTGGTGCGTACTTTATCTTACGAGCTTGTGGTGTAACAGATGTAGAATCTCTGAGAGAGCTAATAGCTAGCTGTGGTGCTTGGGGGTGGATAGTGTTTATTACACTATTCACTCTATGCACAAGCTTATTGTGTTTTATTCCGGCCAGTTCTATGACATTTATAATTGTGTCTGTGGTGCTGTTTGGAGCAACAAAAGGATTCATTATTAGCTCAATCTCTGTTTTCTTATCGTCTTCATTGATGTTTATTTTAGGAAATACACTTGGAGAAAAAGTAGCCGTTAAGCTAGTAGGAAAAGAGTCGTTAGAGAAAGCTCAAAATTTAGTTGATGTAAAATCAAAAATGTTATTGCCGCTTATGTTCTTATTCCCGGTATTCCCGGACGACGCATTGTGCTTGGTTGCTGGTATGACAAAAATGAGATATTGGTATTTTGCTATTATTGTTGGTATTTGCAGAACAATAGGCGTGGCTACAACTTGTTTCTTGGGTAGCGGCTTAATAAATTGGGCTGTGTTAAGCTTGGTAGATTGGTTTGTTTTGATTAGTGTTTGTTTGTTTTGGATTCTGCTTATATTCAAATATCAACACAAGATTGAAAAGTTTATTACAAGAGATAAAAAAACAAAGCAGCAAGTTACCAGCAAGTTACCAGCAAATAAAACTCCGCAAGTAATCAATTATACAAAAAGAATGGATAACCTTATCCAAAAGAGAGCTGAGTTTGAGAAAGCTATTGAGAGATATAACACCATAATCTCTGAGAAGAGATACAAGGGCGAAGACCAGCTACATAATATCAAAGTTAAAATTGCTAAGATTCAGAGCGAAAAGCGAAAGCTAGAAAAGAATTTGCAAAAAGAATATGAGGCACAAGGATTAAAAACCTCATTTGAGAATGATTCAAAAAAAGAGCTTAGAGAAATAGCTTGCGAACAATTAAATCGAATCATGAAAAACGAATTCCCTAATATTAACTACTCTATCAATCAGAGTGTTTCAACAGAAAGCATATATCTAAGCCTCAAAAAGACTAATGGTGTAGAAAAAACTATTAGATTTTCAAATCATAAATCAGCAAAAATGAATACAAGCTATCCGATTGAAAAGATTATGTCTAAAAAAGAAATTAAAAAGATTATAGCTAAGAATATCAGAGTGCTTGATAGAAAATCCGTTTATGTGTTGATTGATAAATTAGAAGAGGAAAAGGAGAAAAAATAATATGGGTTGCGATATTCATTTAATTACTCAGATAAAGAAAGATAATAAATGGGAATATGTAGAAGATGTCCCAAGAGAATTTAATCAAAGGAATTATTTTAACTTTGCTGTTTTAGCAGATGTTAGAAATGATTTTGGAACAAAAGGATTTCAGCCAAAGGGATTGCCGGAAGATTTAGGAGCAAAAAAATTTGGTTGGAAGAGTGAGTTAGAAGATTATAAAAAATCTTATGAAACAAATACAACAAGAATGTGTAAGTTGCCTAGTGGCAAGTTAATTTGGTGTATGGATAATAGCTTAAAAAGGTATTGCGATAAAGACGAATACGATAAATTTAAGGGAACAAAAGGCAGCTCATGTGGAGAATACTATGTTTATGACGCAAGTGTTGTAAATGGAGTTTTTGTTGATGTTCCGGATAAAGAACTATACACTTTTGAAGAATACTTAGAGAAATTTCATAAAGACGACTTTGACGAAGAATTACAAGACTATGGTCGTTGGAGAGTCGATTTTGGAGATTGTGTGGCTTATGGAGATTTACATACCCCGTCTTATTTGACACTTAAAGAGTTAGAAGATAAGGACTATGAAGATATTTTTAAAGAAAAAGCAAAAATTCTTAAAGCCTTTTTAGATAAGTTTTTTGAGCTTGGAGGCAAATTGCCGGACGGAATGGAAATAGATAAAGATTGGCAGCCGTCGGATATTAGGGATTGTTTCAGACAAGCTATTGAGCCGGTTTGTGTTGTCAAGTGGACTAAAAATATAGACAAAAAAGAAATTCCGTTCTTTAATGGTATCGACCAACTAAAAGAAATTGCAGAAAAATACAATATTGAAAATTATAACGACATCAGAATTGTATTCGCTTTTGATAATTAGGAGGGTATATGAAAAAGAAAAAAGAAATTTTAATTCCGGATTTGATAGATTGTGAATCGTTTGACGAAGATTCTGTAATTGATTTACAAGTTGCTATTCTTGAAAAAATGAAAGAAAGACTTGGAGTCGAGGTTGTTTATGTTGTGTATTGTAAGTATTTCGACGAATACGCCATGAGAGAAACGAAAGTTGAAGATTTTAGAATTGGTCGAAAGGAAGATGATAGATTTTTATCACTATCTATAAATGGGACTTATATAAGTCGTATAGAGAGAATATTTAAAAACAAACAAGACGCACAAGAGTATCTTGATAATTTGAATATCAACTCAATCGAAAAGCATATTAACAAGCTAAAAGAAGAGATAGATAAAATCAATCCTATAAAAGTCATGCAAGAGCTTGAAGACAAACGCAAAAGCCTCATGGAAAAATATGAGAGTGAAAGCAAAAGGCTTGCAGAGATTATTGGACGACAGCCAACAAGCTCGGGAGGGTTGAGTAATGGATAGATGTAAATATTGTCAGAGTACAAATCTTGTCTTGGAGTCTAGGATTCCGGGACAAGATGTACTAACAGCAAATCAAGTGGCTTTAAGGTGTGGAGATTGTGGTAAATGGCTAAAATGGTGTCCGAAAGACGAAAGGCAACTTTATATTGATTCCGGCAAGGCCATTTGTGAAAAATATCAAATCGACAAAGAGTTATTTAAGGCTCTGAAAGAACATGATAGAAAAATTGAAGAAAGAGTTTTGTTTGATGTTCTAGGTATACTCTATTTTCAAGATTACAATCGAGCTTGTGATTATGATAAAATGACCGGAGCTGAGGTTGTTGAGGCACAGCACAAGATATTAAAAGAAATTCAAGAGCGATATAACTATAATTTCGATAGAGATTTTAGGCCGTAGGAGGAAATATGTTTAATAGCGAAGAAAAAGTTAAAGAAATATTAAAACATCTAAGCCAATATACTTTTGAGCAATTACAAACTCAAAATTACCAAATAAAAGAAGACGAGCTTATGTTTATTTGCGAAGATTTTATGTCGTTAAAGTCTGAATGTGAAAATTTGGGAACTATGCTTGAAAGTTTGAGGAACTATGTAAGGCTTTTAGAAAAAGAGAATAAAGAACTTAGAGGAGAAAACAATGTGTAGAAAAGGTTACATTATAGGTAGTATAATTTTATTTTTAGTTGCTGCTGGATTAGCAGTAGCTGGGGTCATAATGTTTAATCTAGTCCCTCTTGATGTTGTGGACTTAACAGCGAGACAAAGCTTAATTGTTGTAGGTATGGTATTTGCTTTTATATTTGCGATTTTATCATTTGGACTTGCTGTGGGATTCCTTATAGCTGGAATAAATAATAGGTCATGGTGGTATTGATTATGGAATTAGAATTCGGAAGATGTTGTGGGAATTGCGTACATTGTAATAGACCAAAACAGCCACAAGACCACGAGGCACATTACATGGTGGCCAAGACGGAGCGTTGGTGTTTTAATCATAAATGCTACATAACAAGAGAATCTGTCTGCGATAGTTTTGAGCTAGAAGAAAAGAAAGGCGGCATACCAGCTGTTAAAAGGGTTAGAAAATTCAACGAGAGAGCTAGAAGAATAATTGCTTTAATGGAGAAAATGAAAGCTCTTGGGATTGAAGAGTTCGATTATTACGGAACTATTTATTGCATACATAAAGACTGGTTATATACTAGGTCGGATTATAAAAACGCATGGGGAGAGCTACAAAATTATTACTGGAAAGTAGACGCCAAGAGTAATGACTTTGATAGAAAAGAAAAAGCATTACACGAATTTTTAACAAATAGAGCATGTAAGGAGAAATGTTATGTCAAAACAAATATTGATTGATTATTCAGAATACTTAGAGCTTGAAAAAGCTAAAAAACAAGTAGAAAAGATTAAAGCAGCTTGCCTAGACGGAGCGTTAGTCAGAGAGGAAAACTTTAACAACCAGCTATATAAAATGAATGTTAAAACAAAAGTTATTGTTACAGCAGATTTACAATTAGCAATAGAAGAAATTGGAGGAATTAAGTAATGCAATTAAATAGTGTAGAATTAGAAATGATATTAGCTGGGCTACGAAAAGAAAGAGAAAGAGCTACACAAGATTATGTTGAGTCATTAAAACAAACAATAAATAAAAATCCTTATAACACAGACAAAGTTTGTATTGGGGTTGCGGAGTCTCTTCAATTTTTACAAAGGTTTAATAATTTGATAATTAAATGTGAAGACGAATTAAGAAAGGAGATTAAATCAAATGGCTAAGAAAAGAAAAGCTAGTATACTAGATTATGTTACAGAAGAAATGTCAAACAAGATTGACGACATAGGATATGAGTTTTTAAAGAGCTTAGGTTATGATACCGAGGGAGACAGAGCTACATATTCATTCACAAATAAAATCAAAAGACAATTAAAAGAACACAAACACGCACTACTCTATCAAGGTGCGTATAACGACAAAGGCGAAATGCTTGTATATTTTCAAATAGCAGAGTTAGGAACAGAGAAATCAAAGAATCCAAAAATATTGTTTACTAGCCAAGGCATTAAGTTCGTTCCTAAACGCAAGGACGGAGGTGCTAATGGAGAAAACCCTCAATCAGATTAGACAAGACCTCCGCCTCTTAAAGAAGATACAACATAGTATTCAAGTTCTTTTAGATGTGGAGAGTATTCATAAAAAAAGATTGGAGGTTTTGCTTTCAAAGCAGCAAACAGATAGTGTCAAAGCTGACATTACAAAAATACAAGATATTATATCAAAGCTGGATATTGAGAATTACATCAAGCGAGCTACCGAGATAGAATCTAGGTATTGGGAGGCAATCAATAGTCTGCCACCACTAGACAAAACAATTATCTTAGACGGATATATCAATGGAACTCCGTACTGGAAATTAGGGAACAAGCTCAATTATTCAGAGGACGCAATCAAAAAGCGTATTCCTAAAATCATAGAGAATATAGCTGCGGCCATAAGAGAGAAATAAATAAAAAAGTGCTTAGAGTGTTAAGTTTACACTTTCGGCACTTTTTTTTGTTATAGAGTGTATATGTAGAAAACTAATTGGAGGTAGTTATGGACGAGCTAAACGGAGAAAAGCTTTTAGATTTAACAATCGAGAGGAACTTTACTTACCATAAGCCAACACAAGATATGCAACCAAAGTTTGTTGCTATCAGAGATAAGGCAAAAGAGTTAGCTTATTTAATAGCAGATTTAGTACCAAACGGCAGAGAAAAGTCTTTGGCTAATACAAAGCTTGAAGAGGTCGTTATGTGGGCTAACGCTGGAATATCACGCAATTAGTTATCAATATTCGCACGAATAGCGGAAAAATCGGAGGAATTTATGCAAGGAAAAGGATTTGGAGACAATGTAAAAGAAAAGATTTTAGCAGAGTTAGCAGCTGGAACAAGTATATCGGACTTAGCTAGACGATACAAGATAGCGAAGAGTACGATAAGCGGTTGGAAGAAAGCTTTAAACAATCCCGGAAACGAACAAAAGCTGGACGAGTTTGAACAACTACGAACAGAAAAGAAAAAAGAGTTCATTAAGGGAGCGTGGGAGCTTATAGACGATTCGTTGGCCGTAGCTAAAACTAGAATGTCAAGAGCTAGGAGACTAGAACAGAATATAGACATCTTGGTTGAGGCAATCAAAAAGAACAACGGAGAGATAACAAAAGACACCGGACTTGCATGGTTTGACTTGCTAGACATCATAAAAGAATTACATTCGTTAAAGAATCCAAAACTAAGCGAAATATCAACCTTGATTGGTACTATCTATGACAAACAAGCTGTGGCAAGTAATGAGGCTACATCAAAGACGGAGCATAGCGTAACAATCGAGGATTATGTAAAGGATATTCAAGGTGCAAAGTATTAACACAAAAGCTTATATCGAAAAGCATTTGAAGATTAAGAACAAAGACGCTCAGATTATTCCGTTGATATTAAATAAGCCACAACAAAAGCTGTATGACACTATAAAGCGTCAATACGAGTTAGGAAGACCGATAAGAATAATTATCTTAAAGGCAAGGCAAATGGGATTCTCTACTATAACAGAGGGAATCTTATTCAAGGAGACGGCGACAGAGCCAAACATTAAGACCGGTATAGTAACTCACGAAGAAACCGCCACCAAGAACTTATTTAATATGACTAAGATGTTTTATGCTAATCTACCGGCAGCATTAAAACCACAAACAATAGCCAGCAACGCCCAAGAACTTATCTTTAACAACAAAGAGAGGACTGGGCTTAATTCAAATATAAAATGTATGACAGCTGGGAACGGCAACATAGGTCGTTCAGACACATTCCAAAAACTACATATTTCAGAGTATGCGTTTTGGCCGGGAAACAAAGTAGAGACTTTAACTGGTCTACTACAAGCCGTACCAAATACTCCGGAAAGTATCGTTATCATAGAGTCAACAGCTAATGGTTATGAAGACTTTAAGCAGCTATGGGACGACGCAGTTGAGGGAAAGAGTGATTATATTCCGGTATTCTGTGCATGGCACGAGCTGGAAGAATACAGAATGGACGCTAGCGATTTAGGCGAACTTACACAAGAAGAAATCGAGTTGAAAGAATTGTATCACTTAGACGACGAGCAAATAGCTTGGCGTCGTTGGTGTATAAGAAACAACTGCCGAGGCGACTTGAATAAGTTTAACCAAGAATATCCTAGTTGTCCGGAAGAGGCGTTTATTTCAAGCGGAGCGTGTGTATTCAATAAGAAAGACATAGTTAACCGAATTGAGCAAATACGCCAGTTGCAACCGCTAAAACAAGGCTCATTTAAGTATAAGAAAACATACGAGCCAGTACGAGACGCAGACGGAAATGTTGTAAGAACTAGAAAGGTTATTTCTGACATTGAATTCGTAGAAGAAGAGAACGGAATTATCAGAATCTATGAAGAGCCACAAGTCAAGAAAGACAAAGAAGATGTTGTTACAGCGTTATGTCCGTATACAATCGGTGGCGATACAGCCGAAGAGGGCGAGGACTACTACACAGCTAAGGTTATCAATAACTTAACAGACGAGTCAGTTGCAACGCTACAAGTACAATTTATCGACGAGGACTTATACGCAGACCAAATATATTGCTTAGGAACTTATTACAACACAGCTTTGATTGGTATAGAAATCAATTACAGCAGAAAGCCTATGCGAGAGCTTGAAGACTTAAATTATCCAAGCTTGTATATGAGAGAGCGTGTAGACACATTATCAAGAGAGATTGTTAAAGCTTATGGATTCAGAACAGATAGTGCTACAAGGCCAGTAATCATATCTGAGTTAGTAGAAACAATGAGAGAAGATATAACTCGTGAGACAGATATTCAAACATTAAGAGAAATGCTTACATTTGTGCGTAAGACTAATGGCAGAAAAGAGGCACAAGACGGATTCCATGACGACTTAGTAATGGCGTCTGCAATAGCTCATTTTATAGCTAAGAGTCAAGGCGAACACAAGTGGATAGCTGTCAAACATGAAGAGTTTGACTTTATTAAAGAGAACTTTTCAAAACCACAACAACAATCTAATTCCTATATGGAATGGTAAAGGAGAAATTTATGTTCGTTATTATTAGCAAGAAGAAATACAACGCAATTATGTCTAGGCTTGGGAAAGTTGAAGACGCATTAAAACAACACTCTGAGCAACAAAAGACAACCTTACACAATATGAATCAAAAGCTTGCTGAGGTAGACGAAAAAGCAAGCAAAAGATATGTTAGCGATAATTTCTCCAAAGAAAAAGATAAGCCAAAGAGCTGGAATGAGCTTATGGACGAATACTTAAATGGCGAAAACAAAGACGATAAGGGAGGCAACTAATGGCAGAAGAGAAACAATTAAATAAAGCTCAAACACCGGAAGAAAGAGCCTCTGAGTTATGGAAGATGTATGAGGACGGCAAAGAGTATCAAAGTCAAGTTGGATTGACAAAAAATGTCAAGACATTTGTTGATTTCTTTGAGGGAAGACAATGGCCAACACCAACAAAAGATACAAAGAACTTACCTAGACCGGTATTCAATATTATTAAGTTTATTTGTCGTAACAAAAAGAGTGCTATTCTCTCTACTCCGGTTAAGCTTGTGTATCGTGCAGAAGACGAGCTTAAACAAAATGCAGAGAAATTCACTAACTTTGCAGACTATATCCAAAAGGAATATGGTCAAGAGCAATTAGACTCTATTGCGTTGAATGACGGCGTTAAGAAAGGTACATATATCTATCACTACTATTGGGATTCTGAGAGAAAAGGAAAGCAAGGCGTACAAGACGGCGGAATGGGCTGCGATATTATTGATTTGCTTGACTTTGTACCAGCTAATCCACAAGAAAAAGACGAACAAAAGCAAGAATGGATTATTATTGCTAGTCGTGAAAATGTAGATAGCGTCAAGTCTAAGGCAGACGAAAATATAGATAAAGACTTGATTGTAGAAGACGAGTGCGAAAGCAAATACGGAGAGGTTGAGAAGAAAGGCTCAAAACTCTGTACGGTCTTGACAAGGTATTTCAGAAAGGACGGCGAGGTTTACTTTGAGAAATCTGTAAAAGCAACGCTAGTAAATGCTGCCGCCTCTCTAACACCGGACTTACAAGCAGCTAAGAAAGAGGTTGGACTTGAAGAAGACGAGCCTAACAACAATCTACCGGACGAAAACGGATTCACTAATCCTAATTACACAGCGAAAGCTAATTTATATCCGATAGTTGTTGGCCAGTACGAAGAAAGAGAAAAGTCTATTTATGGTATTGGTGAAATTGAGGGACTAATCCCTAACCAAAAATCAATCAACTTTACAACAGCTATGCACTTAATGAATATTGAGGACTTAGCTTGGGGTAAATGGGTTGTTGCAGAAGACGCCTTAGAGGGACAAACAATCACTAATGAGCCGGGACAAGTTTTAGTTAACCATAGTAAAAGTGGTGGTATTCAGAGAGTTGAGGGACATCAGATTCCTAATTCTCCACTTAATGCCGTTGAGTTTATAGCTAGCTTAACAAGAACTATGGCCGGAGCTAATGAGGTCATGAGTGGCGAGGTTGTATCTGCAAATATGAGTGGTGCTGCTATTGCACAACTACAAAGCCAAGCACAACAGCCTATCGAAGAGCTAAAAGATTCATTTTGGCGTGTTAAAGAAAAGATTGGTAAAGTACTAGCACAATTCTTTAAGCTTTTCTACCAAGGCAAAGAATTCTCTTATTCAGAGACTAAAATGGTCGAGGAACAAGGGAAAATGGTAGAAAAAGAACAAGTATTGAAAGATACATTCAATGGTAGCGAGTTCCAAAATCAAGAATTTAGCGTTGTTGTAGAGACAACAGCCGGAACAAAAGCAAGTGCTGCTGGCGATATAAATGCTCTTGATACTCTACTTATCAAAGGCTTTATCACACCAAAAGCTTACTTGAAAGCTTATCCAAAGAACGCATTATCTAACAAAACAGAGCTTATAAAGGCGTTAGAAGAGGAAGAAAACTCACAAATCAATCAACTAAACGCTCAAATCCAAGAAATGACAGCTCAATCACAACAATTAGCACAGCAATTACAAGAGTCAATCAACACAATACATCAACAAAAAGATATTGTAGACAAGGTTGTATCTGTAATAGCTGAGAATAACAAGCTTAAATCTCAGATAGCTATGCTTTATGCAGAGGGCAAATCAAAGATTGACGAGGCAAATCAAGCTATTGCAACGACAGAACAAGACGCCCAAGACATAACGCAAATGCTTATAAACACTATTAGCTCATTAACTGGCGTACCAGCAGAGCAAGTAGTACAAGGAATTTTGCAAGGAGGAACACAAAATGGTATGTCCCAAGTGCAAAACGGCTATGTCGGTCAAGGTAGCCAACCAAAAGCACAGAATCCTAACTTGCCGCAATAAGAATTGTAGCAATCATGGGAAAGATGTTGAGGTTATCAAAAATCAATAATTATCTGAGAAATCAGTAATTATATATCGCAGAAACAGCGGAAAAATTCAAGGAGGACTATTATGTCAGAAGAAATTAAAACAGAGCAAACAAATGTCGAAGAAAAAGACAATGTGCAAGCAAACTCTGGGCTTGAACAAACAACAGAGGAAAGTACCAACGATTTTGAATTTACAGACACTCATACAGAGGAAGAAAACAAAGGCGAAGAGTCTAAGTCTACTGAATCAAACAAAGCGTCTAAACCAGTTCAAACAAAGGAACAGAACTCTGAATTCGCTCGAATTAGAAGAGAGCAAGAACGCCAAAGAGAATTATCAGAGGCAAGGAACAAAGCCATAATCGAGGCTCTTGACGGCAAGAATCCATACACTAATGAGCCAATGACAGACTCAGTAGATGTGGAAGAATACCTTGCTATGAAAGAGATTGAGAAGAAAGGCGGAGACCCAATCGCTGACTATTCAAAAGTACAAAAGCAAAAGCAAAAAGACGAAATGGCCAAGAATGAGCAAGCTAGGTCGCAAGAGGAATGGATTAAAAAGGATTCAGAAGACTTTAAATCCAAACACCCGGAGGTTGACTTAGGCGAACTTATTAACAACGAGGTATTTCAGAAATTTGCTGAGGGCAAAGTTGGAACTACTCCAATGGCCAAAATCTATGAGAACTTTGTAGATTTTACTAAGGCTTATGAAAAGAAAGCAAAATTACAAGCAGCACAAATGGTCGCAAACAAAAAAGCGTCTCCGGGAACTTTAACAAGTCCGGGACAATCTGAAAGCGGATTCTATTCAATAGAAGATGTTAAGAAGATGTCTGTTGAGGAAATGCGAAAGAATTGGGACAAAGTGCAAGCAAGTAGAGCCAAATGGAATAAGAAAAATTAAAATAGGAGGAAAAAACAATGGCTTATACAAACTTTATACCTACAATGTGGGCTGTCGGTATCGAAAAAGCCCTTGAAAAGTTATATGTATTCGCTGACGATTGTAACCGCAAATACGAGGGTACTGTGTCTAAACAAGGCGAATCAGTTAAGATTCTTGGTGTAGGTAGACCAACAATTACAAGAATCTCAAAAGCAAATAGAAACAACAACATCAATGATGTTGAAGAGGTAGAAGATACCTCAGTTATCATGTACATCAACCAAATTGCTTACTTTAACTTTATGGTTGGCGACATTGATAAAGCACAAGCAAGCGAAGACGGAATCATGAACGCTCTTCAAGACGAAACAAGTGAGGGATTAGCTGACGAGGCAGATAAATATATCGCTGCATTAGTTAACGATTCAAGTGTTAAGAAAGTGTTTGCTAGTGATACAAAGGTTGTAAATGGTGCAACAGCAAGTGGAGCAACAAACATTTTAGAGGCTATTGACGCAGCTATTCAAAAACTTTATGAAAATAATGTTAAACCAACAGCTAAAATCGTTATTGATATGTCTCCAAGATTCTACACAATCTTCAAACAAGCGTACATCACAAAAGACACAGACAACAGCGAAATCATGGCAAATGGTAGAGTTGGTAAATACGGCAACGCAATCGTTAAAGTATCTAACAATGTAACCAAGAGTGGCAACGGAGCGTCTGACTATATCATGGTTAGAACACCAAGAGCTATTGCTTACGCTAACCCAATGACTCATGTTGAGCCATATCGTCCAGAAAAGAAATTTGCGGACGCTGTTAAAGGTTTTATGTTGTTTGACGCAAAAGTTGTTAGACCAAAAGAAATCGTTAACCTTAATGTAAAATACGCCTAAGGCAAAATAAAATAGGAGGAAAATAACACATGGCAAGAGTTCAATTATCTGTTAAAGAATTAACAGAAAGAAATAAATTTTTAGATTGTGGCACAACTGCTGCTATGGCAACAGCTGTTGACGCAACAGACGGAGCAGAATTTGTTATGAAAGAAAGAGACGACAAGTATCTTATCGTAGTAACTAACGCTGCAAGTGCGGCTAAGACCGTAACACTTAAAGCTGGCGACGGATTCCAAGCTGGCGAAGACCTAGTACATTCTGTACCAGCTAGCTCATTTAGCATTATCTCTATTGATAGTGGTCGTTATAAAAAACTTAGCGGAGAAGACAAAGGTAAAGTTCTTATCGTTGGCGAATCTGCTGACATCAAAGTAGCTGTATTCAGACTACCTTAGTAATTAAAACAAAAGCGTAGTGTAGTCGCTACGCTTTTTATGGATAGATAGCTTAATGGGAAAAGCTTTTCGCTAGCACCTAAACAAAGAGTTGTTGATTGCAAGTTCGAGTCTTGCTCTATCCACCAAACCCCAAATGGAGATTTAATAAAAAAAGGGTTTTATTTAATGAGTATATGTAGTTTTTGTGTTTGAGGGCTGTACTAAATAAGCCAAATAACACTTTATGGGGCTGTTTCTTAATGGTAGAGAACTTGTAGGAACAACAAGAAAGTTGTGCGTTCGAGTCGCACCAGTCCCGCCATTTTAAAATTAAAAGGAGACATTATGAAACTAGGCGAAATTAAAGTTGCAACATTAAAGCTTTTATTTGTTGGATATGAAAACGACATCAATGTCGGAGACTTAGACGAATTATCGTTAGACGAAAACTACAAGTCTTATTTATTTGGAATGAATGACTCAATTAACAGAGCTTTTTCAAGCATAGAAGAAAAAGGCGTTTTGCCTAGCAAGTCTTACACAATAAACAAAGCAGACGGCGAGGTAGACGGACAATTTATTAGGTTTGATTTAAAAGAACTTATCCCGGACTATTTTAGCATGGATAGAGTCGTTTATCAGAATTCAAGAGGCGATTATAAAGGCCACTACGAATATCAACTTGAAGAAGATGTATTAGTGCTAAGAGATTTTAAAGAATCAGACGAAAGCTTGCGTGTTCTATATAAGCCAACGCTTGAAAGAATAAACGACGATACAGATAATGACTTGGAGTTAGATATTCCTAACAGCATAGCTAGTCAAATTCCTCTATTTGTCAAGGGCGATATTTATCGTGAAGACGAGCCAAACGAGGCAAGTGAGGCTAGAAACTGGTTTGAATCTGCTATGAGTGAACTACACAAGAACAAAACAACAAATATTGGTAGAGTTAAAAAGATATTTTCACAAACGGAGTAGATATGAGAGCGAACACAAACATCACACTAAAAGATAGAATGAGTATTGAATTAAGCGACTTTAAGGGCGTTGATTTTTCAAGCTCTCCTCTTCGTGTGTCTCAAAATCGTTCTCCGGACGCAAAGAATTTTATCAATGAGTACGGCGTAAATAAAAAGCGTCATGGCTGGAAAGAACTTTTCAGATTCAGAGACGAAAACAGAGAGCCATTAAGAATCAATGGTATTTATAAGTATATCAGAGGCTCTTATAATTGTTTTATTGTACACGCTGGAACAAAGTTTTTTAAGGTTGTGTTTGATTACACAAGTCAAAGATATATTTCAACAGATATAACATTATCTTCAACATACGAGGAATCTAAGGTAGTTGCTAACAAACTAAAAGACCAACGCTCACAATTCTTTTTGAATAAAGAGAGATTGTACATTATTGGTTGTGGCGATTTCTTAGTGTATGGCACTTGGGATAATGGTTTAACTTATGAGCTTAGAAGAGTTGCTAATGATAAGGATACTTATGTCCCTACCACAACAATTTCTATTGACGACGATTCAGTAGAAGACAATGAAAGAGCAGCACTTGACGATATAAATATGCTTTGCTCTTACAGAATAAATCAATTAGTTGGCTCTTCGTCTACAAATAAAACATGGACGCTTGATTCCGGAGAGATTGACAATGATTCAGCAGTCGAAATCACACTTGAAACAATGGAATCAAACAATGCTGTTACTATTGAAATTAAAAACAATGGAACAGACAAGTCAATCTTATATAACACATCAACAAATGCACAAGTTGGAACTATCAACTTTGCTACTGGCCAAATAACATTATCAATCGCAACTACTCCACAGATTGCGAATAGAGACAATATTTTTGTTAAGTTTAGTCATTCAGTAGACGGATATTTAGATAGGATTGCTAATTGTAATTTTGGAATCTTATTTGGTGTAAATGGAAACTCAGATAGATTATTTGTGAGTGGGAATAGTGAATTTGCAAATATAGACTTTCATTCTGAGTCAGACGATTTTACTTATTTTGGAGACTTAAACACATCTTCTATGGGTAGTAGCTCTGTGGCCGTAGCTGGTTATGGCAGACTTAGTGATAGCACACTTGTTATCTATAAAGAAGGTAACGCACAAGAGGCTAATATCTTTTATAGAAATGGAACGCTGAAAGAAACATACGATTCAAATGGTAATCTTGAAAGTATCAGAGCTGTATTCCCTACAACAGCCGGCTCTATTGGAGAGGGTGTTATTAGTAGATATGCAACAGCTAACTTTGCCGGAGACAACTTGATATTATCAAGAAACGGCGTATATGGAATTGTATTGCCTAACAACATCACAGCTAGTGAAAGATATACTCGTGAGCGTAGTAGAACAATAAACGAAAAGCTTACAAGATATAACTCATTAAAAGAGGCTGTTGGAATTGTTTGGGCTAACAAATATCTATTAGCTATTGAGGGCGATTGTTTTGTAGCTGACGCTAGATTCAAATTTACAAGCGAAAGCGATTTAGACGGCTCTTATAACTATGAGTGGTGGTTTTGGGATAACATACCAGCGAGAGTTTGGGCTAATATCGAAAATGAATTGTATTTTGGTAGTGCTGACGGACAAGTTTGTGTGTTTGACGAGCAGTACATTGACAGAGAATACGAAGAAACTCAATCCGGAGACCTTTTAATCTCTGTTTCAGATAACAAAGTAACATATAACAAGACTTATTTAGACGATTTAGCAGATAACGACACAATCAAATTTAACTCTGACGGAATTTATGCTTTGGAGTTGGGCGTACAAGATATGTTGTCGGTGGCGGATAATCGAATCAAAGTAAGCGAAGATAAAATCTCTGAGCTTTATGTTGGAACAGAACTTTATGCAGACTATGTAGCAGCTAGTGGCCTTAGCGTAAACAAAAAATACATCATATCAGATGTAGACGCTGGTGCTTGTACATTTGCACTAGAAGACGAAAACGGAAACGCTGTTAGCGTGAATGACATAGGATTCAGACTTAGCAGAAACTTAAAGAATATTGAGCTTTATCTATGCAACACGACAAAGACCGATTTTGAGCTTAAATACTACAAAGACAGCAATCCTATAAGATTAGTCGCATACAACAATATCTCGCCAACAAACCCACTTGCAAGCCTTGTAACGAATAGAAATGTAGTCGCTGTTTGGACTACTCCAATCCTAGACTTTGGAACAAACTCTCAGAGTAAGACATTATTACAACTAACGATAGCTACCGAGCCTACTGTGAACGGAGAAATCACTTTTGGATATGATACAAAAGATGTTTCAAAAGCTATTCAAGCTAAGGGTGTAGCTGTGTTTGACTTTGATAATATCAACTTTGAAAATTTCTCATTTGATACCGGATTTGCAAGCTCATATACAAAGAAAGTAAAACAGAGAAATTTCAACTTTATAATTTTCAGATTTGAATCTGACAACGAATATAATTGTGCCGTTAACACATTCTCGGTACTTTACAAGATAAACAAAATGAATAAAGGAGTAAGATAACATGAGTGTAAAACCTATAACCAATGCAACATTAAACGCCATGAAAAGAAAATCTGCTCAGACATTACCTAATAGGCCTAGTAACCAAGGTATGTCGGCAGAGCAGATTAAAAATGCGTTTTGGAAATTTGTTTTAGACAATGAAGATTCTGTTGTTTCTGAAATAGCAAGAATCATAAATGAAACAAACAGCGAACTAGCAAAGAGACTTGTTAAGCTAACAAATGCTCAGCTAAAAGAAATTGCAGACAATCATTTCTTAGAAAACTACGAACTTAATAATGGCGATTTGTTTATTGCAATAGACGACGGCGATTATAAAGTTGGCCACATATATAAACTATCTACTTTGGAAAGCAGCTATGGATTCACAGATGTTACTCAACAAGAACTAGATAAAAAGTTTACAAAGAACAGAACAGCTGCTAACGCAAAGAAAACTCTAACTATTGGAGAAGACGGCGAAACAATCGAAACCGATTATATCCATATTGGAGATATAAAAGTACAAAAAGGGACAGAAGACGGAAATCCTTACATAGAGTTCGTGTTCCCGGAGGAGAGTTAGTATGTCAAATTTAAAATTAACACCACAAGATAGACAATCTATTGACTTTGCAGAAGAAGAGAGAATCAGATTCGAGAACAATGGCAAGAAAGACAGAGCTGTTGTTGATGCAAGTAATTTAAGCGAAAAAGATGTATCCTCATGGAGAAATAAAATAGGAATAAATCACGATTTGGCATTGGATAACTATTTGCAACTTGATAATAAGTCTTCTTTATCAGATTTGTTTGAAACAATTATGAGTGCTGGTAAAGGTATTGTTTGTACTGGTCGTATGGGTAGTTCTGACGGAACTAAATTAATGGACTTGTTGGGTCATGGAAACACAAATTATGGCAGAGTGTATTTTGAGCCATTGGGTTCTAACACCACTGGGCAAGGGGCAATTATAAAATGCACTATGATTGCAATAACTGGTGCTTGGATTAAAACTAAATACTTATATAAAGGCAATTTTAATGGCTATTATGGTCAAACAAATTGGGCATAGGAGGAAATCATGTTTATAGATTTGGAAACAAAAAAAACAATCAATGAAAAAGAACTTGATTACTACAATGTTGTTGAGGTTGAAGATAATAAAAAATATTGTTTGAAAGCACCAACTTTTGTTGTTGTTAGCAATTTAAAAGCAAGATTAGAAAAATATAAACAAGATGTAGAGCAAGTAGAATTGTTTGGCATGGAACGATTAGACTACGAGGAAAAGAAACAAAGATGTGCTGAAATTATTTTAGAATTAAGACATCTTGAAAGAGAGGTAGACAATGAAACCAACAATTAAAATAACACGAAAAAACAAGGAATTTCACATCTCAACTGGGGGGGGGTACACTTAAACGATAAGTGTATCTTGGACTCAAATGGTGTGCTTGGAGCATATCCTATTGGCTCAATTTATTTGAGTGTAAATAACACAAGTCCAGCAAGTTTATTTGGTGGCACTTGGGAAAAGATACAAGACAGATTTTTACTAGCAAGTGGTAGCAGTTATTCGCTTGGAGCAACTGGTGGCGAAAAAACACACACTTTAACCATAAGTGAAATGCCTAGCCACGACCACCCATTAAGAAATATAAACTGGAAAGAAACTGGTATAGACAACAACACTATTCCTTCCGTTAATATGGGGTATCTGGGGGAAAGTGGTTTTATTTGGTGGGCTGCAACTGCTAAAACTGGTGGAGGTCAACCACACAACAACATGCCACCATACTTGGTAGTAAATGTTTGGAAGAGAATTAGTTAAAATTTTTTGGAGGAATTATGAAAATTTATAACGAATCAAAAACAGAAATATTAGAAAATGTAGACCTTGAAAAAGGTTATCTAAAAGAAGATAAGTTAGTGTTAAGAGTTGTACCAGCACAAGAAGAGGTACAAGAGCAATTTCACTATGAGTACAAGGACTACACAAACGACAAAGGCGAGGTGTATGGCAGAGATAGAATCAAGGTTGTTGATGTGCCATATCAACCAGCAGTAGAGGAACACGAAGAAACAGAAGATATACAAGTTTATGTTCCTTACACAGAAGAAGAACTTTTGGAAAGACAAAAACAAGAGTTGAGAAATTACAGACAAAAATTCTTTAATGTAATTGATTGTGCTGTTTGGTACGATTGCTTAACAGACAAAGAAAAACAAGAGGTCAAAGAGTTTAGATATGCCCTACTTGATATTACAGAAACATTAGAAAAACCTACTATTCCAGCTTGTGTGTTGGAACGAATAAAGGAGGACTAATTTATGGCGAAATTGCAGATAGAAAAGCAAAAAAATAACGACATCAATATAACTCTCGGGGGGGGGGTATTAAGACTCTCTAACGAGCCATTAGCCACCTATCCAGTAGGAACAATTATTGAAACTACAAGCGAGGTTTCGCCAGCTCAATTATATGGTGGAACTTGGGAAGAGTTTGGTAAA